ATGTACTAAAGGGACCAAAGAAAGTACATTTAGCAACACTAAGCAAAGGAGTGTTTCTTGGTGAAGGAGCATTAGTAAGCAAAGCGCCGAGAAATGCAAGTATTGTTGCGAAGACAAATACTAAGGTTGCGGTTTTTGATCAAAAAGGATTTGATAAACTTTCAACGCTACATCCGTGCATTCCTGTGACAATGATGAATGTTCATAATGAACGATGCAAAGACACAGTGAGAAAATTGAATGCCGCCAAATCAAAAGAATTTATGCTTATGGCAGCAGTTGGTCTTGTATTGTTTGTGAAAAATTCACATTCAATTCTTCCTCCAAGCTTGCATCCTATGGCAGATCAACTTGCCGCACTCATTCCAGATCAAGTTATGGCACTTGGTGGTCCCGCCGCCGCAGCACTTGGATTGAAACTAAAACAATTGGAAATGGGAGATATAGTCTCCAAGCTTGAAAAGATTTAATAAAAACTGCTTGACCAGAACGAGTATATCTGTATAGTTATATTCGTTCTTTTAAATATGGGCGTGTGATGGAATGGCAGACATGTCAGTCTTAGAAGCTGATGCTTAATTGCGTATGGGTTCAAGTCCCTTCGCGCCCACCATTTTTTTCTGGTCGTAAATACTTCAGGTCTCGTAAACCTGTTTGCTTAGTAGTGATGAATTCTTACCGTAGAGCTAACGGTGGAAAAAACGAGTACCGTCTACTATCTCGACATTATGTTTTGGATAGGGAGTACATAGTTAGATGAAGTCATGAAAAGAGAACCTAGCTGCTGGGTCATACCGCGAGATTACCAACTCAACAAGCAGTCAGAAAAGAAACAAGCACTGATATTGGGGATGACTCACCTGCTGATGAACCAATAGCGCGGAGACGCAGGATCCTACCGCCAGTGCTTCACTTTATGGCCGTGTAGGAGAATTGGTATATCCAGGGGTCTCAAACACCCCCGTCGCAAGACATTGTCGGTTCGAGTCCGACCTCGGCTACCATTATAATAAGCGAAAAACTAAAAATTTTCTGCGTTTTAGTATGTCGGTTCGATACTTATTAGTATATGAATAACGAATACATTATTGAAGTAGTAAAAAATTCTTCATCAATTGCAAATGCAATGGAAAAGCTCAATGAAGGAAGAAGATTTGTAAAAAGAAAAATTGAGGAATTATCAATTGATACAAGTCATATGACCGGTCAAGCATGGACTAGTGGAAAAACCGTAATGCAAGATTCCCGACTATCCAAGTATAGTAAGGAAGAAATTTTTTCTGAAGATTCTCCCTGCTCAAATTCTTATGTTAGAAAATTGGTTTTGAAGAATAAACTAAAAGAATACAAATGCGAGTCCTGTGAATTAGTCAATTGGAAAAATCAAAATATAAATTTACAATTGGACCATATCAATGGAAATAGGAAGGACAATAGATTGGAAAACTTGAGATGGCTGTGTCCGAACTGCCATTCCCAGACATCCACATTCTGCTCCAGAAATGTAAAAAGCAAAAGATATTCCGATGAACTTATAATCAGTTTATGTAAGAAGCACGGAAATGTCCGTGGGGTGGTAGAAGAACTTGGATGCAATCCTCGTTTATATGGAAGAATAAAACGACTTGCCAAAGAAAATGGAATAGAGTTTCCAAATCAATATGGTCAGGGAAAAGTCGCAAGAGAAAAACAAACCAAAGCCGCAAACGAAAAGCAAAAAAGTGAATATTCTGCCAAGAATAAATCAAAAGAATGGCTGGAAAAAATAGGGATGGCGAACAGAAGAGTTGAGAGACCATCCAAAGAGGACTTGACAAAACTGATAGAATCTGTTCCAATAGAGACCATAGGAAAACAATATGGAGTATCTGGAAACGCAGTAAGAAAATGGTGTAAAACTTATGGAATACAGCCAAAACCAGTAGGGTATTGGCAAAAGAAACAATTTGGAAAAATTTAGATATGGCCGTATGGTGGAACTGGATATACACTGGAGACTTAAAATCTCCCGCCTGAAAAGGATTGAGGGTTCAAATCCCTCTGCGGCTACCAATTTTTATGTTAAAATCATTCTGGCGTATTTGGGCAAAAGCCCTTGGAGAAAAAGCAAGTGCTGATAACTGCGAAGCAGATACCGTCGCTGTTGTTCGCACACTCATTGTGTTGTGTTATATCATAACGAACATATTCATTGTTGCTGGTGTGATTAGACATTGGTGAGTATATACTCACATATGTGATATTTGTAATTTTTACAAATTTTTTACAAATATTTTTGTATTTATTGTTAGGATACATTAAATATTACATATGAAAAAAATACTATCTGTTATACTATTGTCGGTTATATCATCTCTCGGTTTGGCTGCTCAAACGCCACCAAATCCAGACGTATCTGAGACAGTTTTTACTAATACAAAAGTCACACTAAGTGTTACTGCTGATGGTACTTCTCCAATCACATACACTTGGTTCAAAAACAATGTTCAAGTTGCTACTGGAACATCGTTGGTTTTCAATAGTATTCAAACCGCTGACGCGGGCGTGTATAAAGTGACTGCTTCAAACACCGTTGGTTCAGCTGAAAGTAACAATGCGACATTGGTGGTAATTGTTCCAGTTGCACCATCAAATGTTAAGATCACAATAATCAAAGGATGAAGTTTCTTCTAATAGCGGCACTAATTTTTACATCTGTATGTTATTCACAAATAACTAGTGTCCGCACGATATTCCCTGAAAAAGAGTATACAATTAGCTCAAAAGATCAGCAGGTATTGATAAACGTTATATCCAAACCAAATACGGTTGTTAAAATAGTCGTTCCGTTTGAAACGAGAGAAATTTTTAGAACTGGAACTACCATATATGGAAACAGTTTAACAGACGGAACGGTTTGGATATCGGGACAAACGGGAGTCAGAATTGTGAATTCCGATAATGCTTTTAGAACAAAAGCGTTGGGATCGCGGTGGACTCTTACAAAAATTTCCGCCAATTTTTGGATATTGAACGGAGATTTATATAGCGTTGAATTGGAAGCATATGTTGGAGATGATGTTACGATACGAGCAAAAGTAGATCCTTTGGCTACTTCACCATTAACATTCACTTGGTACAAAAACGGAATTGTTTTGCAAGGAAAAACTCAAGCCAGTTTAAAAATAAACGGCGCACAAATATCAGATTCTGGAAATTATAAAGTTGACGTTAGAAATGATATGGGATATGCTAACAGTGAAATTACAAGTTTAATTGTCAGATAATTTTCATGAAAAAGGTTATAAAACGAGCTGTACTAGATAACAGTATAGCACTAACAATAGTTTACACGGTCGGTCATATCATCATCGCCGCACTTTGCAACTATTTCATAACTGGTGCGCGGTGGGATTTGGCTACATTAGATGCCGTCGTAGAACCATGTATTAATGGAGTGTGGTTTTATATCTTGCATAAGATATATAAAAAGTATAAATCAAATAGTTATTGACTTCTTATAATTAAAGAGTCATAGTTATACATTCAACAGTCATCAAACCCTAGGGTCGATGACTTTAAGACAGGAGACATACTATGGTAACCGCTGTAGCATGTTTGGCCTTATTGGGATTAGTCATCATATTTGATCAAGACTATAACCGATAAGACCAATACTAAAAAAGAAAAACCGTAAGAGGATGGGCTAAAATCCATCCTCGTTTTTTCTGCCTACATTTCATGCTAATATAAATCAAACATATATTTATAGAATATGTCAATTATTCCGGGGCCAAACAACGAACTAATAACAGGTTCTCTTCCAACTCAATATGGAGCAACTTCAAATTATGTTCAGTCAAATACAGGTAGCATTACTATAGCAAGTTCTGCTACAACTCCTGCGAATATAGTGTCAGTTAGCATTACAACAACAGGAAACCCTGTTTATGTTTCATGTTCTGGTGATGCAAATAATGCAACTGGTGGAGGATGGTGTATAATTCGACTTTACAGAGGAGATACTGCAATTGGAAAACCATTGCAAACTGAAAGTTCAGCGAATAACGAGAATAATCCATTTGGAATATCTTGTATAGATAACCCGTCAGCAGGAACATATACATATTCTTTGAAAGTAACTTCAATAAATGGTAGCAATTTCACATTTGGAGAAGCGGACGGTCCAAATTTAACAGTATTTGAAATAAGATAAAACATATGAGCGATACAACAACATATACATGGAAAATAGCAGCATTGGAAGCATATGCAACACAAAGTTCTTACCTTGATGTCGTATACAATATTCATTGGAGATATAATGCAACCACAGGAAGTTATTCTGCGGAGTGCTATGGAGTGCAGTCTGTCTCTCCATACAACCCAGATAGTGGATCATTTATTCCATACGATCAACTTACAAAAGATATTGTAGTTGGTTGGTTAGTTGGATCTATGGGAGAAGAAAGAGTAAATAATTTGACAGCAAGTTTGGATACAGATATTGAAAATCAAATCAAGCCAGTAACGTTGATGCTTCAAGCGCCTTGGGATATTCCTCCAACTCCAACACCAACGCCAACACCAGATCTAACAGCGACTCCAACTCCAATGCCAACAATGATACCGCCAATAGATCCAACAACAACACCGATTCCATAAAGAGTAGTATAATCAATTAAAACCTAAACACCAAAAATATGCCAACAACAACATACACATCAAATGGTACATTTCATGTAACAGGATCCTCGCTAGCAGTAACAATGTCTTGCGTGGGTGCTGGAGGAAACGGAAGCTCCGCAGGAAACGGGGGATCGGGAGGTGCATATGCACAATCATATAGAACACTGTATACAGGATCATATGCAGTTTATGTAGGACAAGCTACAGCAACCGATGGCGGAAATTCATATATTCTATCTGGTTCAAATAATATTGTTATTATTCGTGCGCCGGGCGGAAAGCAAGACGGAACAATTGACCATCAAGAAACTTTGTTAACTGGAAGCAAATATGCTTATTACGGCGGAAGAGGATGCCCAGACTTCTTGGGATACTCCAGCTATAACGGAAGTGGTGGTGGTCAAGCAGGCAGTATTGACGGCAATGGCCAAGATGGTCAAAGTGCATTTTTCTCAACAACATCAGCACCAGCATCTGGTGGATATGCTTATAGTGGGGCAGGGGCGGGTGGTGATGGCGCGTATTATCGCGCAGGATCAACCACAAATGGTGTTATAGCTGCAACCGCCGGTACAATTCCGGGCGGCGGTGGTGGTGGATCGTATGACTATGGTACAAACACCTCGGGTGCTGGAGCCAGAGGGATTGTTACAATCGCATACTAAAAAAGAAATATATTCAAAATCAAAAAGCCCACCGAAAGGTGGGCTTTTTTGTCGTATTAATTTTTGAATTTGTAGATCATAACATCTCCATCATAATTGTGAAATGCAACTTCAATTAGTCGTTCCACAATTCTCCAATCTCCACCTCCTAATCCACATCCCATAAGATATGGAAATCCGATATTTGGAACAGTTAGATCCATATCATTATCGACGAGATAGTTTTTCATTCCTTCAAGTGAATCGTATAATGCATTGTAATTTGTTTGGCGTTTTCCTTTTCCATATAAAGTTTGACCATATAAGTTAAAAACTTTTTTGATCTGTCCGTCCAGATGGCAAAAACTATAACTTCCAAGAATGGCTTTACCATCCTTATAAGCCATAGTATCAGCATGATATGCTTTGGGATACATTTCCTTGATACTTTTAGCTATACCTGCTCCAAATGTATTTTGACAGTTGGCTTGATGTCCAATTACTTCAACACTCTCGGAGGTTAATAGATTTCCATCTTTATAAATTAGACTTTTCATGTACTTCATTGAACATCAAATATACTGATATGTCAAGGTGTAATAGGTATTTTCTATATATTTATTGTTAATATGAGCTTACCTATTATTCCCGGACCAAATAACGAGTTGATTACACAATCACTGGCCGTACCTCCGCAATATCCAACATTTGCCGATAGTTCTTCATTTGCAGAGACGGCTTCTTTTGTCAAGCACTATTGGGGAACATGGTATAGTACAGATATACAAACGGCGTCTTTATTAAATACTGCATATCCAGTTACAGTTAATACTGTTGGGGGAGATTTTGATGGATTTTACATCTCTGGTAGTAATGGTAGCACGGTCAGTGGAAGTACAATCGTTATACCAAAAACAGGCACATACGATTTTCAATTTTCTCTTCAATTACATAACACAGGAGGCGGTGGAGCTTCTTCCGCAATCAACATATGGTTGGTAGTAAATGGATCCGCTGTACCATATTCAAATACACAAGTGTCTGTGAATGCCAACTCTCCATATGTTGTGGCCGCGTGGGACTTTATGGGATCGTACAATTCTGGAGATAAGCTTCAATTGATGTGGTCAACGACACATGCAAATAACAGAATTGAAACACTACCGTCGGCATCTCCACACCCAGAAACACCATCGGTAATATTCACTATAATGCAACTATAATGTCCTAATTATTCGGACTCTCTACGATGATCTGGGGCAAATCCTTTTCTTGGAGATAATTCTCTTACTATTTCATTCCATTCAACGGGGCGTCTTTTCCACTCCCAACCAACGTCAAGGCGTTTGATTGATAAATCTTCTTTGAGATTTCTATGGCAATGCCCATGTATGTTGTATGCACCTTTACCAATTCTGTTCCATGACGCAATTGGATAATGAGTTAATACGCACATAACATCATCAATCCATACTTCTGCGTAATGTCCAAGAAAAACAAATGGACTGCTTGGATAGTTTAAAGGATAAATTTCAATATCATCCTCTAGAAGATCAAGCTGTTTGCGGCAGTCATCATAAAGAGCTTGTACAATATGTTCATTCATCATCTGCCATTGATGGTCGATGGCTTCATTGATGCTGCTATAATTGCGTGGACCGAGAATAAATGGCTTGTTATGACCAAGATGTAAATCGGAAACAAACCAAATCTTTTGGTCTTTGCTGTTTAGAGATATTCGCTTCACTTGATTGTGCTCTTGAAGCTTTCAATATAAGACTTGATATTGACCTTACCAATTACGTTCATGCTATGCACTTCATATTCTGGAAATCTTAGATTGTTATTCATGCAATATTCCACAAGCCACTTGGCACAGTCCATACCTGTCTTTTCTTTGAACACTTCAGTGATTGGATGTTTGTTTTGGTCTTCAACCGACAAGTCGTGATCAAATGTCACAAAGTGTGGTAGTCCATGCTTTGTAATATAATCACAGAACTCTTTATAGCTTCGTACCACGGTCCAAGGACCAGATGGTAGATTCACCCAAGTGACTCCGTGAGGCAGTCTTTCGTCGTCTAGAAATAAGTTATACATAAATAATGATAGTATCTTTTTTGTGTTTTCTGGCAAGATTAATCGCACTCATTGTGCCTTTTGATTGTCCATCCCAAAAGGCAATTACCTTATCTGTGTATTGCATGATCTGCTCGTTGCGAATTGGACCAGCGGCTTTACCGTGCTTATTCCAATCAGCAGGAAATTCTGTATATTTTAGTTTATATTCTTCTGCTAATCTTTTAGCCAACGAATCGACTCCACTTGCTCCGCCACTTACAATTTCATATGGAGAATATGTAAGATCCCTAAAGTATTTGAAAACATATCCTTTTACTTCATCATAATCATTATAATCTCTGCCACCAACAATTGCGAGTTTCATATTATTGCGTCATTATATGCATCTAGATATTTGTTAATTATCAACTTTGCAACTTTTATTCCGTTCTGATTGTTAGTTTGTTCAAAGTGAGCAAGTTTTTTTCTCCAATATTCAAGATCTTCAAGTATGTCTTCTTTAGTGTGACCTGTTTTATCTGATTCCATCTGTGAATAATAATGTAAGTATATTAGAAATCAATCAAAAAATATATTGCTGATAAATTCTTTAAAATATTTTTGATTGACTTGAACGCGATGTTCGATAATTATTGTTACTGTTCTTTGAATAATAATTTTTGAAACATGCAGGGTAGTTAAAAGGCCAGACTTTGGAAAAAGTTTGGTCATTCTTCAGCGACAATCCTAGTAGGCATCAACGCTATATGCTTGTATAAAATTGCCGAAGTCAAGAAGATAGGTCGAGTCACCCAAATGTGGTTCCGGTACCGAATGCCCTAACATCGGTCCCTGCATGTTTTATTTTCGGGCGCGTTCTTGGATTCTACTATATAGTATAGGTACAGGCCGCATGCACAGAGTCCAAAGTCTCTGTATAATACCCATTGGAAAAAATAAATGCTAAGAGAAATCTTGCAAAGGTATCTTTCCTAAGCGTTCGCAAGAATGCCGATGTTGAGATGCTAGCCGCAGCCTAATTAGTGCTGCCCGTTGTCCTTGTGACGCAGATAACAAGTCAACAACGTCAAACATCTGCTGGTCATTATAAGGCAGAGAGTCGGTAATAATGACGAGTCAATACAGAACTCTCAACTTCTGAATGGTGCTCTACCAAATTCAGTCGGATTATAAGAGATAAGCATGTATATGTTTGTGGTTATATTATACAGCACGCGGGTTCAACTCCCGCCGCGTCCACCATATTTACAGATATATAAGAAAAAAATTTCTTGACGAAATGATTTTCAAATGTATAGTTATTCATACTTTACGAAACGTGAAGTATTAAAACAATAATATACAAAAATATATGAAGAATAAAATCCTAGTATTAATCACAGCACTTATTGCAGCAGTAGCAGTAAATGCTGCACCAGTAGCACTAAGTGCAAATGCAACATATCACACCAAGTACTTTGACAAGGGCTTGGTTGCGTTCGAAGATGTTGCTGTTGCAGGAGCTACACTGGAAGTCTACAATTTTGTTGCAGGTGTAAATACCTTCAACACATTGAAGGACACCACAACTGGAAAGTATACTGCAAGTGCTGGCTTGTTCAAGCGCACTGATCTGTCGCTCGGCTACAAGTTCACATCGCCGTTGGCCAATCTAACATTGGGCGGTACATACAAGAACTTTGCCAAGAGCGTATCAAATCTTTCCAGCAACACTGAGCCATTTGCTCTATTGAATGGTACATTCTTTGGTACACGCGCTACGTGGGATGCACGCTATCGCAACGATCTAAAGAATCGCACCAACAACACCGAGGCAAATCTCCGCTTGCCATTTGGTTTCCAACACCTCAAGTTGGTTCCAGCAGTTGGATACGGTTTCAACGACCTTGGTGCGGATACGATTGCTCAGTACAAAAATGCAAAGCAATATGCCGTCGTTGGCATTGGTTTGGGATATTACACAAAGTATGCCACATTGAATGTTGATTTTTCTCAACTACGTGATGGTTTGATTACCGCAGGAAACACAGTAAACAGTCTTTCTGCCGGTCTTTCTGTAAAGTTCTAATAAACTAATAAGCTTATATCGCAAAAAAGAGCCTCATTAAATGTGAGGCTCTTTTTATTTTTATGAAACTATTATATCTAGCAAGACGCCAACTTGGAGATAATTTGTTCATGGTTCCACTGTGGAAAAAATTGGCGGCTGAATATGAACTATACTATCTTGGTAGAGAAGATCTATTTCCAGTAGTAAAAAGATATAACCTTTTCAAAGAATACATCAAGGGATGTAGATATTCTGATAGAAATGATGCTTGTTTGGAAAAGGCGTCAGTGGATAGAATAAAAGAAATTTTCTCAGATAAAAATGAAAGCTACATGGTATACGACTTGGATAAATTTTCCATATTCATGAACAATCACCCAGAACTTCAATATATCAAAAGACATCCTCGGTTACTGAATGATATGCAAGTATCGGAAAAACTTTATAGTAACAATGGGACTGTTATCATAGGCGAAACCAAAAAATCATTACTAAGATATCAATTTTATACACTGGAAGAGTTAGAGCACAAAAGTTTTAAAACCGATATGTCTCCGCCGAAAAATTTATCAAATAACGACACGGTCATCATATATCAAGGATCTGATGAAGAATGGAGAAAATTACCAGATGGTGTTATATTGGAGTTTGCAAAACAACTTCCTCATGCAATATACTTCATAACAAAGGCGGCGTTGGAAAAAATTAACAACCAAAATATTTCAGTCAAGTTCGTTCTGACTAAGCCATATAATGTTGAAGGGTTGCTGGAAATAATTAAAATATTTGAATCTTATCCAAAAGTCATGATAGGACCAGATTCAGGATTGACACAACTTGCATTGTCGTATGGTATACCTCAAATATGGATGCAATCCAGAATAAGACCTGAAAACGTGATTGATCCTATACATTTTCACCTGATACGAATATACTTCAAAAATAAATTGACTTGTTTGAAAGATTGTTCTGGGTGTGCAATTTCAAGAGAACATCCAAATGAGTTACAAAACACTCCATTTTTATTAAAGGAACCATTTTTGCATAAACAATTTCTTAAATGCCATTCTAAAGTTTTACCACCGTCATGTTTAGATTACAGCGTAGATGAAGTAAAAGAAATCATATCAATGATAGATAGTGTTTGACAAAATATATATTTTGTGCATACTTGATTGCATGATTTTACCACCCAATATTGTTCCTTCCCTATGTTGTATCCATGTAGGGCTACAAGAACAAAAGATCAAGTTCAATGTAATGACGTATGCCCAATACAAGAAATTGGGTAAAAAAGAAGCAATGAAAGTTCTTGCTGATCGTTCACTTAACAACATCAAGACCATTCACGCCATTCTAAAGGAATGTGCCAAGAATAATTGGAATTATCGTATTGGTAGCAATGTATTTCCATTGATGACACACCCCGACCTAGATTTCACTGTAGATGATTCTTACAATGCAGATGAAATTTATGCTGAATTTTCCGCTGCCGCACAAACAATCAGGCAGAACAACATTCGTTGCAGTATGCATCCTGACCAGTTTGTTGTACCTGCCAGCCCCAACCCCAAAGTGGTAGAGAATTCTATTAGAGACTTGGAACAACATGCCATGATCATGGATATGCTTGAATTGCCCCAGTCATATGAAGCTCCCATTAACATCCATATGAATTGCTACAACGATGGCAAGTTCAGCGAAGTTGTTGATAGACTTGAAACTGTTCTCAAGCGTATGTCAAAGCCAGTAACAAGCAGACTAGTTTTTGAGAACGAGGACAAGGGTAAAAGCTGGACTGTTTGTAATCTATACGAATATCTTTACAAGCGTGCTGGTATTCCGATTACTTTCGACAACCTGCATCACCAATGCAATCACAATGACACCAGCGAGCAATATGCATTTGAGCTTGCATTATCCACTTGGCCCAAAGATGTGGTTCCACTGTTCCATTTCAGCGAATCTCTTGTCGGCAATAATCCTCGTGCTCACGCGGATTTTCCTACAATGCTTCCTGCCATCTATAAGAACTACAATGGTGAACTTCATCTTGACTTTGAGTTCAAGATGAAAGAAATCGCGATTAATAAGATTTCTCGCGAAAAGTTATTGACAATTGCTGGTTAATCCACATAATGTATTTTGTTCCAATAAACAAAAATAAACTAAAAAAACATATGACAAAGCACAATAAGACAAAGAATGGTCGCAAGATCAATACCTACGTCCGCAACGAAAAGTATTCTATTTCGTTCACTCGCCCTATCGAGGGTGTGAAGGATGAAAGAATGCATCTAAACGTAACTGGAGTTAATCCCGTTACCAAGAAGATGAATAAGGTTCAGTTGAACGGTCGCGCTATTGCTATCTTGCGCAAGCTCCTAGCAGCGTAAAAAGTTGAAAAGGTTATAAAGTCAAACCCACGGCATAAACCCCGTGGGTTTTTTATTGGTTGACATTTTGGACTTCATCATCCATAGTTATATTTCTTATGAAAATTGATTTAGAGTCCATTGACAAAGAATCATTTATGGTTCATCAACATAAAATAGGAGAACACGAAGTAACACTTGTTCAACCTATCCACATTGGAGCGACTTGGAACAGGGGTAATCTTATATTTCGTTCCTCTGTTTGGGATAAAGAAGGCAATCCCGTATCTCTTTCTTTCAAGAAGTTTTTCAATTGGGATGAAAAGCCTGATATCGATCCTGCACCAGAAACTTTAGAAGGCGCAAAGCTTTTAGAAAAACTGGACGGATCTACTCTAATTATCTCTCGCTACAAGGGTATTACAGTTATGCGTACACGTGGAACTGTAGATGCATATCAGCAAGCAAACGCCGACGAGCTTACATTTTTGCGTGAAAAGTATGATAAGTTTTTTGAATTTATAGAAGCACAAGAAAACACTTCTGTTTCTTACATCTTTGAATGGTTATCACCATCTAACCGTATTGTATTGGACTACGGAAACGACCCAGATATGGTTTTAATCGGCGTGATATTTCACAACGATTATTCTATGATGTCACAAGATGGACTAAGCACTGTTGCATCACAGCTTCAGCTTCGTCGTCCAAAGCTTTATTCATATGACTCTATTGAGGAGATGAAGACTAGCGTGGAAGCATTACGTGATCAAGAAGGTCTTTGTGTATATTACAAGGAAGAGCAGTGCATTCGTAAAGTAAAGAGCGCACACTATTTGTATCTTCATAGAGCAAAGAGTGAAATTTCTAGCATAGACAAAGTTATTGATGTGTATATTGATTGGTTCATGGAGCGTCATAAAATTTCGCCTGAAGCAACTGGATATCCTGATTTCTTCAAGTATCTTACTGAAAAGTTTGATTACGAAATCGCAACAATGGCGCAAGGTCACGCATCTCGTATCTGTGATGCTATGAAGGAAGTGAAAAAGATAATGGATGCTTTGGTTCTTTTTTCGTTCCGTCGTATCAATATTCCTCGTAAGCAAGCAGCAGCAGAAATATTACAAGCGTATGGCAGCACAGGCAGAGCAGCTATTGTATTCAAGATGCTTGACGCGAAGTACATTGGTGCCGATGACTACAAGAAACTGCTATACCAAGTCCTCAAATGATCATCATAGGCGTTCGTGCGAGAGTAAGATGGGATATGAAACTCGCACGGATGCGCTACGTGATGCTAAAAGAATATTTATGGAGTATAGATCCGAGAAGACGCCATACAAATGCAATCATTGTGGGTATTGGCATTTAGCGACAAAAGAAGATTGACATCTTTGATGCCATATAACAATATTTATACATGATGGCAAAAACAACATATAAATTGGTCGAGAAAGCAGCAAAGCGGTTGGTAATTGGAGATAGAGTACCAAGTGCTTCTGGAAGAATACTTGTAGTGAGCCTAGTAGTTCAAAAAGCAAATAGAACCATTGTATTGTTTGATGGTGATATGGAGATTGATTTTGACCCATATTTTCAGATCAAAGTAATTGGATAAATAAGTCTTGACTTTTTATAGATTAAAAGTCATAGTTATACCATATAAAGGATATGGAAATGAATGTTATCAATCAACCAGTTTTATCTTTGAATGCTTCTTGGCAAGCTATTGGCACCAAGACAGTTAAAGATGCTTTTATAGCAATGCTAGGTGGCGACGGCGGAAAAAATGCTCCTGCTGTCGCGATTGATATGGAATTTGAAATAGATTCTGACGGCAGTGTTGATTGGAACAGCCCAACCAATACAAATCCAGTAACTTGGGATATTTGGAAAACACTTCCTATCCGTGAATATGACCTTGCTATTCATACTGGTAACATGACACTTCGTGTACCAAGAGTAATAATTCAGCCAAACTATGGTAAAATGCCAATGGTTCAGCCCCGCCCTACTAAGGAAAGTATTCGCAAGCGTGACGGTGGAGTGTGCCAATACACTGGTAAACCACTTTCTTGGAAAGAAGGCAATGTAGATCATGTTATTCCACGTTCACAAGGTGGTAAAAATACTTTTGAGAATATGGTATGGTGCCACAGAGATATCAACAGTAAGAAGGCGGATAAAACACCAGAACAAGCTGGACTTAGACTCATTCGTAAACCTTATGCTCCAAAAAGTATTCCTGTTAGTGCAACAATAAACATTGCACATCATCCAAGTTGGATTCATTTCTTGGATAATGTCTCCGAAGTAAGAGGGTTTCAAATAGCATCTTGACAACAAAGTTGCCCCGAAGTATAGTGGGCCATATTTTATGGAATTCACATATCTATTAATTTTTTCTTTGTATGCAATTTGTGGTTACTTGCTGCACAAGCAGGTAAAAATATTGCGTATGTTGAAAGAACAAGATATTACACATAAGAAATCCTTGGCAGAAGCAGGAAGTGCCATAACAGAAACACTAAAAGTTGCATTTGATAATTTGAAGAAAAATTCAAATGATCATAACAAATTTAATACTAAAATCGTGGAACACAATTCTAGAATACACAGAGTAGAACAACATATAAGCAGAACTGCCAAAAATTTTGATAATAAAAAAGTTAAAGCCGATGATGAAGTCGCCTTCACACGCAGAAAAATAAAAGATGGAGATGAAAATGAAAACGAATAATGATGGTCCAAAAATGATGGAATTTGGAAAATTGGATATTGGTGGAAAATTTTATCTTTCCAACCCGTCCAACTTAACCGAGAATGCCGCTTACACAAAAATGGCTACCCAAAAAGGAATTGATGGAAAATGGTCAAATGCCAAAAATGCACTGGGTCTTGTAACCTTCGTTCAATATGATAAGCGCATTTGGAAAAAATGAAGAAAAAAGTAAAAGAAACAAAACCCAAAGTAAGATCATTGTTTGATCATGTGAATGAAATACGTGTGGGAAAAAATCCTAAGTATTTTGAAACTCTTTCTGATGAAGATAAGAAGACTTGGTCGAATTATATGGTATGCAGAGTTCTGAGCATGCAAACCGATCTAATTGATGTAATCAATGATTTACAGTATTATCAGGATAAATTGTCTCCAGAACAATTCTACAGACTGTGTATCGCTTCTACACCAAAAGGAAAAGGATATTTTCCATATATAAAGAATTCTACAGAAAAATACAACAAGTCATTACTTACATTGATGTGCATTCACTTTCAAGATAGCACGCGAAATATTGTTGAATACATGAAACTCATTCCCAGAGATGATGTACGAAGTATACTTAGAAAATACGGATATTCCGAAGATCAAATTGAAGAGATGATGGAAAAGGCTTGACCATTTCAAATCAAGTGGTATCTTGAGAGATTATGACGAACAAAAAAGTTATTGGTCTTAGCGGCGTGGCAAGAGCAGGTAAAGATACATTCGCTGGAATACTTGCTTCTAAACTACAACAAGCTGGTAAATCAGTGAGACGAGTTGCTTTGGCCGAACCTCTAAAATATCAAGTGGATGATTTTCTTGTAAAGAATCTTGGTATCACCGCGTTTACACCAGTAACTGAGCAAAAAACTCTTATTAGACCTATGCTTGTTTGGTATGGAGATGCACAAAGAAAATTGACTAATGGAAGATATTGGATTGACCTTGCAAAGAAAACTATTGAAGAATCCAATTATGACTATTACATTATCACTGATGTGCGCTATGATGCTTATGAGAAAGATGAGCTTTATTTTCTGAAGAACGAAGTGAATGGCATTTTGTGTCATATCAGCAAATACAAAACCGTTGATGAGACCCAAGACGGTTGCCGTCTTATTGAAAAGAAATTTGTACAACCAGCAAACGACCATGAAGCTGAAAATGATCCAAGGATTAAACGCGCAGCTGATCACATTGTTGAGTGGCCAGACGAAGGTAAGATGAATGAAGTGGAGCTTTTAATGAATCCTACACTAAATGAATATGTTGATGAGTTTATTGAAAAATTTAAACTGATCTAGTCTTCATATTCCTCGTCGCTATCGTCATTATTATCATAATCATCTTTTGTCTCTTCTTCAAGTTCATTTTTTAGATTTACAAAATCTTCTTGAGTAAGTTCTAGTTCTGTGATTATGGCTGAAATTAAAAATGCCAATTCTTTTTTGCTGAAATTATTTTTCTTCAAAGCTTTTGAAATTTTTTTCGTCAATGCCAAAATCGTTTGCCGCTTATCTGAATCTTCTGTTTTGTAGATGATTCCCGGAATTGGATTAGCTTTATCGTGCATGTTTGATATTTTAGAAAGCTCTTCTTCCAATAAAGTCTTGTATTCATTTTCATCTGACGCAATTTCCTTGATGAGCTTTTTGAGATCCTCGATGTCTTTTTTCTTCACAATTTTTGCCACCGTAAAAGTCTTCAAGACCCCAGTTTTTTGTAGAACATGTGTATATAGTTCCATAGTGTAAAATGCGTTGTTCTACATAAATATAAACTCAAATGAATTGACACATCTCATTTTCCCCATATAGTATTTCAATTATGTCAACCGACCAAATTTCAACCAATCCAACTGAAGTTCTTCAAACAGAAGAACAAAAGAAACCAAAAACGGTAAGTTTTAGCCAATATGCTATGTGGTTGAAATGCCCACAACAATGGAAGCTATCATATATAGACAAATTAGCACCATACGAAGCAAGCATACATACTGTGTTTGGTACAGGTATACACGCAGCCCTTCAAGAGTATCTTAGGTTATTATATACTGTAGGAACATCAGAAGCAGATGCATTGGATACATTTGCATTATTCAAGAAGGAGTATGAGGAAGGACTAAAAGAACTCAAGATTGCAAATGAAGAGCAGTTGAAGCTTGCTGAAGGCGAGTTTGACTCTCTTGGATTAATTACACCATCCACTGTATCTGAGTTTGAGCAAGATGGTAAAGTTATTCTTGATCACGTTTTGAGTTATGCACAGCGTAGTAAACATTTTCCAAGTAAGAAATATGAATTGGTAGGTATTGAGCTTCCTTTGGAAATTCCGTTGCGAAATGGAACTATACTTTATAAAGGATTTCTTGATATTGTATTTAGAGACAAAGATACAAAGAAGATTTTGATTCTTGATTTTAAAACCAGTACTAATGGTTGGAACAAATATCAGAAAGCAGATAGAACAAAGATCGATCAATTACTTTTGTATAAGCGTTTTTATAATCAGATGTTCAAGGTTCCAATGTCTGACATAGAAGTTGAATTCTTTGTTGTCAAGAGAAAACTTTTAGAAAATGTTGAATTTCCACAACAGCGAATTCAAAGAATATCTCCTCCAGATGGAAAGATGAGTATGAAGGAAGTTGAAACTACTTTCCTAGATTTTATAAATAGTGGATTCACCAAAGAGGGTGAATATAATACTTCTGTGCCATTTCCTAAAAACCCCGGTAAAGCTCGCAAAAATTGTAAATACTGTGTTTTTAAAACTCTTAAAAACGATAAAGGTGAGTTATACTGCAACGGTAAAGAGGGTTGATATAAAAAACATAAATAGTTTTTATACATCACAAAATCTGTTGTTCATATATATGTATATAGAAGAAAGGTATATATATGAAACTAAAATCAAATCACGAAACAAGCTTCACCAGCATTCATATCTTCAAAGACAAATATACGTCGTTTAAAGAGGCTGGAGTAAGCAGCGGCATGACACTGCAAAAACTAGTAAATCGTTGCGTCTATTTGTATACAAATGACCCAGAATTCAAAGCAAAGATTGATTCTACCAACGCTCTACAAGTTAGCGGTTCGGCATTTTAAATCATTGACAAACATAAGATTTAAATCATAATACAAGGTTATATATGGTAAATGGTTATATTCCTCAAAAGGACAGAAAGAAAATTATACTCCTATGCGATGACCTAAGAATGCATTCTGGTATTGCCACAATGGCAAGAGAGTTTGTAACAGGTCTAGCTGGTAAATACAACTGGGTTCAGTTGGCTGGTAGTATTCAACATCCCGAAAAGGGAAAGATAATGAATCTTGATAGTGCAGTCAATCAAATGGCTGGCATCAATGATGCATATGTGCGTTTATATCCAGTGGACGGTTATGGCAATCCTGAAATTCTGAACGAGGTCATTAATCTCGAAAAACCAGATGGTTTAATTCATTTTACTGATCCAAGATTTTGGACATGGTTGTATCAAATGGAACGTGAACTTCGCCAACGTATGCCGATTGGATTTTACAGCATCTGGGACGACTTGCCATATCCAATGTACAATCGGGCTTTCTATGAAAGCTGTGATTGGATTGGATGCATCAGCAAGCAAACGAAAAATATTATTGAGGGTGTACTCGGGACTGCACTAAACAATCCTACTACAGTAACATATGTTCCTCACGGAATTAATCCAAAAACATTTCGTCCACTCACAACCGATCAAGAGTTGAAGGAACTTGGTGTATTGAGAAAGCAGTTGTTCAAAAAAGATTATAACTTTGTATTGTTCTATAACAATAGAAACATTCGTCGTAAGCAAACATCAACAATAATGCTGGCGTACAGAAATTTCTGCGATAGTCTTTCTCCAGAAGAAGCAAAGAAGTGTGTTCTCTTCATGCATACAAATACAGCAGACGAAGCGGGAACAGATTTACCAGCATGCAAAACGGCATTTTGTCCAGATTATGATGTGATCTTTAGTACAGATAAGATCATGCCAGAAAGACTGAACCAGTATTATAACATTGCCGATGTTACAATCAATCTTTCAGACAATGAAGGATTTGGTTTAGGAACTGCTGAAAGCATTTCGGCTGGGACTCCAATCATCGTTACAGTAACTGGAGGATTGCAGGATCAGTGTGGGTTTACAGATGAGAATGGAAAGCCTGTTGAATTCAATCTTGATTGGGGTACAAATGCAGATGGTAGATACAAAAATCATGGCACTTGGGCAACTCCCATATTTCCGGGAGCAAGAATGGTTCAAGGTAGTATTCCCACGCCATATATTCTCGCTGATTATGCTCGTTGGGAAGACGCCGCTGTAGCTATGATGCATTGGTATGAAGTTGGTAGAGAAGCACGCAAGGCAAGAGGACTTAAAGGTCGCGAGTGGCTAATTGGACCAAATGGTTTGAGTGCTGAAAAAATGTGTGAAAACATGGCAGACGGTATCGATAGTATGCTCCGAAATTGGAAGGGTAGAGAAAAATTCAATATTCATCGCCATGATGAATTTGTTGGGCATAATATGCCAAATAAAAAGTTGGGATTCATTCTACCAAAAATTGATAGACAAGAAGCAAAGAACAAATTTAACTAATATAAACATATGGCTAAACCATTAACAACAGATCAGGCAAAAGATAAGATTTATGACCTAACCAAGCGTCTATTTGAACTTGAAAAGGACAAGAAGGCAGAAATGAAAACATATGCCGAAGAAGATAGAGAGTTGAAAAATGAAATTGAAGATACATACGAAAAGCAAAAACAAAAAGCCATTAGTGACGATGCCGCAAAAGGTCGTGTGTATGAAGCAACCGAGAAGCGCCTTGAAATTGCGAAAGAAAAAAAAGCTAAAGCGCAAGAATACAAGGACGAAATTGGTGATGTTGTAAGCGAAATCTTTGCAGTATTTGCAGAGCAGGATGATCAAAACACTACCGGAACAAATCCATAAAATAAAAAAGGTTATATAAATGAGTAACGAAATTAAACCAGTCTGTGTATTGCAGGGACCAGTTGCATCTCGCAGTGGATACGGCGACCACACTTTCCAAATTGCCACTGCATTGATCAATTGGGGCAAGTTCGATGTAAAGATTGTTCCTATGCGATGGGGAGTTTGTCCAAATACTATGTTGGAAGATGAAAATCGTCCAATGGTCAAGGAAGTAAAAAGCAAAATAGTCAGCAAACTTACTGAGCAACCTGATTTGTTTGTACAAGTTTCGATTCCAAACGAGTTCAGACCAATTGGAAAATATAATGTTGGTATAACTGCTGGTATCGAAAGCACGGTTCCGAAACCGGAATGGATTGAGGGATTGAACAGAATGAATCTCAACATTGTTCCTTCTTACTTTTCAAAAGATGTATTTGTAAAAGCTGCTTATGAAAAGAAATTAGATAATGGTGCGATTGAAAAAATTTCTTTGAATAGACCCATTGAAGTTGCATTTGAAGGAGTGGATACAAATATTTACAAGAAAACATCAGAACCTTCTGAAGGAATTGACTCCGCATTAAATGCTGTGAAAGAAGATTTCTGTTTTCTGATGGTTGGGCATTGGCTACAAGGAGATATTGGTGCCGATAGAAAAGACATTGGAATGCTTGTAAAAGTATTCAGTGAAGTGTTCAAGAACAAGAAGAACAAGCCCGCACTTATATTGAAGAGCAGTGGAGCTACATTCTCCAAGATGGACAGAACGGAAATCTTGAAGAAGATACATGACATACGTCAAAATATGATGGGCGATCTTCCAAACATCTATTTGATTCATGGAGAACTTGATCCAATCGAATTAAACAGATTGTATAATCATCCAAAAGTAAAAGCACATGTAAGCTTCACTCACGGCGAAGGATTTGGCAGACCTTTATTGGAGGCTACACTTAGTGGCAAGCCATTGCTAACATCTGGATGGAGTGGGCATGTTGACTTTTTGCCGTCCGAGCTTTCTAATTTATTGCCGGGCAATATTGACCACGTTCCACCAAGTGCATGTAACGATTGGCTGATTAAGGAAGCAAAATGGTTCAACGTTAACTACAGTGTCGCTGCACAAAAATTGGAAGATATGTTTGAAAATTACATCAAATATGTTCCAAATGCTGAAAAGCTACGTGTTCAAAACGCTGAAAAGTTTACATTGGAAAATGGAAATAAGGTACTGATTGACATTTTGGATAAGAATCTTCCTTCATTTGAAAAGAAGGTGGCCATTACTCTTCCAAAGTTCAAAAAAGTTTCAGCACCAACGCCAGTTTCCTAATGAAAATCAGTTATCTTGTAACTTGTCATAACGAGACACTTGAGCTTCTTGAATTGATTGAGAAGCTCAAGAAGCATATTGATTCTGATGCACCAAATGATGAAGTTGTCATACTTGACGACTTTTCAACGAACGATGAAACAATAAAGATATTAAACAAAGCAAGGTCATATGGGTTTACTGTTGTACAACATGCATTGAACAAAAATTTTGCTGAACACAAAAATTATGGCAGCAAAAGATGTGTTGGTGATTACATCGTTCAAATAGACGCCGACGAATATCCGCATTCAACTCTTCTTTACAACATGAAAGAATTGCTTGAGGCAAATCCAATGGTTGAATTGTATCGTGTTCCAAGAGTTAATATTGTAAGAGGAGCAACAGAACAAGACGCTAGAACATGGGGATGGAATATTTCCAAATTACTTGATTACGGAGATCTTCCTATCATAAACTGGCATCACGGTGACTATCAATCAAGAATATATAAGAACAGCTTGAAAATTCAATGGCACAAACCTCTGCATGAAACAATTGTTGGTGCGGAATATGTATCTCAATTGCCAAAAGAAGTTGATTGGGCATTTATACACGACAAGACAATAGATCGTCAACGTGCGCAAAATATGTTTTATAATCAAAATTGGTCTGTAAAGGCCAATATGGGGCATGGATAATTTATGAGCAAATTAACACAAATAGGACTGAATTGCGGAACAGACAAGGCGTATTGGCACAAATATACTCCTTTTTACGAAAAATATGTTAGTAACTATGTAAATCCAAATCTACTAGAAATTGGAGTTGCCAATGGTGCGTCGTTGAAAATGTGGGAACAGTATTTTGGTACATCAACGATTGTTGGTGTTGATATAATCGACAAACGTGGATTTGAAACTCAAAACATAAAGACACTGATTGCAGATCAGAGTAAACCAGAAGAACTATTGAAGTGTCTTGATATATGCAAAGAATACGAAATCATGGTTGATGATGGTAGTCACATCATCGGACATCAAATTTCTTCAATGGCCACTCTTTTTCCATATTTGAAATCGGGTGGAGTTTACTTTCTTGAAGATCTTCATACTTCTTTTTGGAAAAACGAAGAAGGAGTAAAGTATGCCAATCCAAATAAAGATGCAGTAACTGCATATGATTTCTTATACAATATTTCAAACAATATTCAGTTTGAAACACCACATGCTACGGCAGAACAAATACAGTACATACGAGATAATACCGTGCGTATAGAATTTTTCTCAAGAATGGAGAATGATTTTAATGATAGCGTGACGAGTGCCATTTTGAAGAAATGAATTCTTGTGCATTTAACGGAAGACTCGGCAATAACATGTTTCAGATTGCCGCCACACTTTCTTTGGCCAAAAAGTCCAAAGATGCTGTGGTATTTCCGCACACTACATATGCTGGACACAGAGGAATAAAGCCAGTCGATCTTGGCATATTTGGTTATGATTTTCCCAGAGGAGAATTGCCAAGTGAAAATACTAGGTATGAAGAAAAAGATGACATATATTCAGACATACCTGTAAGCAAGAATCTTACACTTTGTGGATTTTATCAATCATATCAGTATTTTGATGACATTAGAGATGAATTAATCGACAAATATTTTGTTCCAAACAAAGACATAGCTGAACGTTTGTCGAAAATTGAAATATCACCGAACGCGACTGGTGTAAGTGTAAGGCGCGGCGATTATATCATGCTGCAACAAAATCACTGTGTATTAAGTGAACAATATTACAATGATGCATTTGAAAAGTACTGCACGGACTCGGATCAATTATTTGTGTTATCGGATGATTTTGATTGGTGTAAACAGACATTTGGTGGAAATGTGATATATGTTGAAGATAGTGTTGGAGTACAATTGTTTCTGATGACAAAAATGAAACATTTGGTGATGTCTAACAGCACATTTGCTTGGTGGGGAGCATATCTTAACAGAACAAGTGGAAACATTGTGATGCCAGATCCTTGGTATGGTCCAAATTACGATGGTAGAGGAAAAGGACTCATCTATCCAAAATGGAAAGTTTTGAATCACAAGCGTGAAGTGCAGCCTTGGACTGGTGTAACCAAAAATATGATTGATTGAACTATGAAGAATGTCGTAATAAGCATGTTTGTTTTTCCTTGGGAGATTGATGCACTCGAACGAGTGTTGATCTCACTTAAGGAAGCATCATGTTTTTGTGATAGTGGTGTACGATACACTTTATCCATCACATTGGATATCACTGACAAGAAAACGGATTGGAGTAAATCAACCATCCCATCTTCATTTTTCAGAGACAAGTTTGAAAATTTCAAGGCTTTATGTAATTGGTGCGATATTGATTTTGATTATAATGAACAGAATGACTGCTTTGGGTCAGCCGCCAAAAGAAGAAAAGATTCCATCAAATACAAAGACAAATGTGATGCATTTATATGGTTGGACCCAGATATGTATTTTCCCATGCATATACTACAGGTGTTGAATGTAGGTTTAAACTCAATCAAAGACAAGCTGTATATTCTTACTCCAGAGCTTATACGATATTGGGATAGTTCATGGGATGTTATCGTGAATAAGAATTTCTTGAATGAGCCGCACAACCACAGAGATTATTTTGACATGTATTCTATTAACAAGGTGGCACAGGAAATAGATTCTCCATACATATCAAAGTTGGATAATGGTACCATAAAGTTTGGCGGCGGATGGTTTACTTGTATTTCTCATGATCTTATGCAGACAGCCACTGTACCAGAATTCATTGGAGAATATGGACCAGATGATACATGGCTTACGCATTTTTCATATGAGTATAATAGAAGTAAGCGCATGGTGGTTATAAGCCAACATGTGATGAAAAACGTGGTTGTAACAGAAATTGGTAAAAAGTATATAGTAGAAAATCCATATAAAAAATATTTATCTTTAAATCCCATTGACATTGATGCACATAAGAGTAAAGTGTGGGAAGAATTTGGTGCAAAGCTCAAAGAACATATTTCTAAAACAGTATGAAAATTTCATTATCAAACGTAATCTTGGACTGTCTTACTACATCTCATATCGAACATATCCATCCACAAGCAAACGAATGGTTTCATTTGCAGTCTGGTAAAGAGCATTACAGATTACTGATTCATCTGTCGTATTGCTATAACAACATTCAAATCTCAGATATTGGAACGTACAGAGGCGCTTCAGCCATTGCATTGGCTCAAAATCAAAACAACAAAGTATTCAGTTTAGATGTGGGTGTATTTAGAAATGAAATACCATATAGCAATATAGAATTTTGTGTTGGACATTTTCAAAATGATTCAAACATACAAGAAAAAATCCTAAAATCGGAATTGATATTCTTAGATATAGATCATTTGTATCATAATGAAATATGGTTTTATAATTTTCTTGTAGAAAACAATTGGAAGGGAATAATGCTTTGCGATGATATTCATCTTAGCGATGAGATGGAAAGATTTTGGAGAGAAATTAAACATGAAAAGTACGATATAACACAGTACGGTCATCATTCTGGTACTGGAATTGTGTTGTTCAGCAACGAAACAACCTTAAACCTATCATAACATGCCAGACGGATTTACACACTATAAAGGGTTCAGAGCAGCACAACACGGCGATTTTCCAAATGTATTTGGTCCATTCTTGGAAGAGCACAAATTTGACATTATCATCGAGATCGGAACATTGAATGGAGGATTGACAAGATATCTAAGAGATGCATCTCCAAGCTCAAGAATTGTAAGTTATGATATACGAAGCCAACCAGAACATCCTCAACTAATTGAATGTGGAATAGAAGTAAAGATAGTAAATATCTTTGGAGATAAAGAAGTAATTGATCAAGAAGCCTTGGATATATTGAAGTCCAAAGGTAAAAAGCTTATTCTGTGCGATGGTGGTAATAAAGCAGGAGAATTCAATATTCTATCACAATATGTTAACTCTGGAGATTTCATCATGGGACATGATTATGCCAAGTCATCCAAATATTTTCGAGAGTATATCAATGGCAAAGTGTGGGATTGGTTGGAACTGGAAGATATTCAAATATCAGAAGCATCTACCAAATATGGTCTAATTGAGTATAAACCAGATCTATTTCAATCCATAGTATGGGTTTGCAAGACAAAGAACTGATATGGAAGAGTATAAAACAGAAGACTATATTGTTGATGGAGACCACAAACCGTGGGGAGGACATTCTACGGTTATTCTTTTGGAGGAAAATGAACAATATATTCATGGAAATGTGTTAGATATAGGATGTAATACTGGTGGTATAACTTATTGGTTGGGACAAAACAAAAAAGTAACTTCAATAACTGGGGTTGATATAAACTTAAATGTCAAAGAAGGATTTGAAAAAAATCTTTCTGGGGTGGGTATACCATTTAAATTCATATGCGCCAATCTTGTAGAAAAGAAAATAAACGAAGAGACATATGATACGGCAATTTCATTTCATTGCATAGAGCATATTCTTGAAAAACACGTTGATGCTTTTATATCCAATTCTACCGCAGGACTGAAAATCGGAGGACATTTGATTGTTAGTATTCCATATATGAAGGAATACAAAGACGACCACCATAGGGCGTTTTACAACGACAAACAACTTAAAAACATACTTGAAAGAAATAACTTTGAAACTATCAAGTGCAATTATTCAGAACAAGACTCCAGATGGAGAGAAAAGCACTTGATCAACGGATTGTTTGTTAAAAAATGAAAATTACAAGTGTAATCAATTATTGTACTATCGATCACATGTTTCTTAAGCCATGTATTGACGGTGTGCTCCCATTTTCAGAAAAGGTTATTGTTGCGTACTGCGACCATTTCTTGGATGGAACACCAGAAAACAGAGAACTCATCAATAAAGGAATATCCGAAAATCCAAAAGCTGAGTTTATTGAGTTTGAATATGACCCAACTCAAAGTTCAAGATGGCATCATAACGCATGTCGCAAGTTGGGAATAATGAACGCATCAGAAGGCACAGACTATTTCATGTTTCTTGATGTGGACGAAGTACTTGAGGCGGACAAGTTCATTAAATGGTGGAGTATGCAGCAAAATAATTTAAAAGAGAGTTACAGATTGGCTTGCTATTGGTATTTCAGAGAATTTAAATACAGACTAAAGGTGTGGGAAGAAGCAATTGCGTTGGTAAGAGCGGGTAGGCTCACACAAAACGATAATATTATTTTTCATCAAGAAGAACGCAAGGCGATGTTTTGGTGTTTGCCAGAGGAAATGAGAATGGATAAATGTAAATTGGACGGTCTTCCATTTTCACATCATTTTTCATGGGTAAGATCCAAGGAAGGTATGTTGAAAAAAGTAAAATCTTGGGGACACAATAAGGATCTTGATTGGTCTGTATTAGTCGAAGAAGAATTTTCACAGCCATTCAGAGGCAAAGATGTGATTTTTGGAGATAGAGAATATGATATTGTTGAACCCTATCTTAACATTCCAATAACATGAAAGTAATATACAGATTCAGCGATAGAGGATATCCAAAACAGAAGCTCCCAATTGTAAACAATGAAAATTGTTTCAAAAACTTCTGCGTCAATTTTTTGAATCGCGATTTATCAGATCTTACATTGATAAGAGACTACTGTAATCCATCCACTCATGCGCAATTTGATTCCATCATAAAAGACATAAACATGGGAGGCTGTCCAAAAGTTATTGATACAAATAACGGCAACGCCGGTTCATTTAAATTTGCTTTGGAGTATGCCATCAACAACTTCGGTGAAGATGAAATTGTATATTTTGTAGAAGGAGATTATATCCACGATAAAAATTCAAGAAACATGTTATTGGAAGGATATAGGCTGTTGGATGTGGCGGTAGAATATGTCACACTATATGCCCATCCTGACAAAGAAATGGAAGAAGGAATAAAGCCAGAGTATATTTTCAGGTCTGATAGTGGTTATTGGAGAAGCTGTGACAGTACAACCATGACATTCTCATCAAGAGTAAAGGTATTCAACGCACGGCGAAACAAAATGGCTGAGTCCGTTTAAAGATTGGAGCAAAATATTGGATGCTTCTTTATGAATATTGTACAGATAGGAGCAAATGAAGGAAGAGACCATGTCTTTGAACTGGCGTCCACAAATAAGGAAAAACTTAACAAGTTAATTCTTGTTGAGCCAGTGGTGTTCTTGGAGACAAAATTACGTGAATGTTATTCCGATTTTCCACAGGCAGTATTTGAAATGATTGGGATTGTTCCAGAATATTCTGATGAAAAAATGACACTGTATTATCCATTAGAAGGTAATTATGAAACCAGTACATTTGATATAAATCATCTTCTTAATCATGGATGTCCTATGAAAAAAATAGCGACGATATCGGTTCCCGTAATGACAATCGACGAATTGATGGAAAAACATAAACTAACTGAAGTTGATTATCTTTTCATCGACGCCGAAAGTATGGATTGTAGAATACTACAAAGCATAGATTTCAAAAAATATAAGATTAAAAATATACAATTTGAAAGTGAACATTCAGACGGAACAAAAAAACGTGGAAAAAAACTTGATGAACTTGTAGAATATCTTAAAAGCAACAATTATGATGTGGTTCGTGGTCCTTGGGCAGACCACAATGCAACACTGATTATAAATCCTTGACTTAACTTCCAAACTGATACATTATACCAGAATAATATGATGAAACAAAAGAAAAAAGCAGCGTATTATGTATCGTTTATAGTTTCGGCAATTGGACTGCCGTTCGCCATATCAGCACTATTGGCATTAAAAGTTCAATGGATGAACGATACGTTGTTATCGGATATATTGAAAACGGCGAGTAACGGTCTTATGATTATGATTGAAATGTACTTTATATCAGAAATATTCAAATATGATGCGGGGTATACTGAGGTAGTAACTACAGAATATAAACTGTTCAAGTGCAGAGAGTCAGGGAACGATACGGATTTTATGATGTTTGCCGACAGTGAAGAAGAATTACAAATTTATTTTGATGTTACTCATCCAAATAAGAAGTTTCTTATTGAAGAAGCTGAAATGAATGCAAAAAGCATCAAAATGAAGGTTATCAACGGAGATGTGGAGTACGAGGACGATGAAGACCGCAGCGTTCATTCTTAATCACAATCTGCCCGATTACACGGACATGTTATATGAGTCTCTCAAGCCATATGAGAGGCACGATTATGATTTGTATGTGATCGACAATGGATCTTCACTCGAAGGAAAAAGCAAACACACTTCTTTTGAGCTTGGAGAAAATGTGTACTTTGGCGGTGGATTCAACGCCGCCATGCAATTTACACTTGAAAATAAACAGTATGACAGCATGTTGTTTCTCAACAACGATCTCACAGTACATCCATACAATTTTGTTAGATCATTGCGCGAAGAAATGTACGAAGAAGTATTTTTGGACAAGCTTGGGTATCAGGAACAGAAGTACGACATTGTTTCACCATCTTTCTACAATATTGAACCAAATGGACAATGTCATTGGAAAAGTATGCACAGTTGGAGCAGCAAGGATATCAGAGACGTAGATTATATTGATTTTCAATGTCCTCTTATTTCTCGCCGCTTACTTGAACAGGTAAAGGAGATTGATTCTGATCTATTGTATGGTTGGGGAATATGCTTCTACTTTGCTCTTGTGGCAAGAAATAATGGTTATAAACTTGGGATGGTTGACCGCTGTTGTGTATTGCATCACAACTCACTCACAGTAAAGCGGGGCGTGGCTGGCTTGGATATTAAAACATATTGCATGCGAGCTGAAACGGGTCAGCAGAACTTTTTTTCAAAGAAGAACCTATTGAGAGAATACATTGAACTTAGACGAAAAGCAGAAAATTATGAATACCGTAGTTGAAACACAACTTGAATTTGATTTCATGAAGCCTACACAGGCTGATTTGAAATTTGACACGGACTTGTATATCAGAAACAACAGTTCCAGTAAACTAATAGCATTCTGTCCCACTTATAAAGTAATTTTTCATAACGCCGATGGAGAAGTTGGCGTGTTGGATTGGTCAGATGGCACAATGAAATTCAGAGGAGATGCCGATGCTGCTGGACAATTATTCTTCGATCATATCATAAAGCAGCATGTTCAGATGGCATTTCAGTTTGAAAGCCAAAAGAGTGGATGGAAATCATGAGTGAAACAAAATATACTTGGATTATCAACACATACAAAAGCCTGCCATATTTGAAGCTGGCGATTGAATCTATTCGTGAAAATGCTCATTATCCAAATCAACCAATCATTGTATACACAGAAAACGACGAAGAGACATATGAATGGCTGAAACAACAAAATGATATAGAAACCATTTATGAAAAAAATGAAGTTCCAAAAGGAATTGGTGGTGGAGTAAATGAAGCCGTCAAACGAGTTAAAACAGAGTTCTTTAGTCTTATACACAGCGATTTTTACATCAGTAGGCATTATGATGCTCCACTGTTTGATCTTGTATCTAATACTGAAAAGCCCCTCGTAGCATGTTCTTGGAGACTTGAACCAAATATATTCAATAATCAGGATAGGCTTGGTACAATATTTTCCCCACCAGATACAATCGGTGGATTTGGAGCATATCATCATGATTTCAAAAAGAGTGAATTTCTTGATTGGGCAGATTATTATTTCTCTATATCAAACGCTCCCACATTCAGAAAAGTTGAGGGAGTATCATACATGATGCGTACAAAATATTTTGTGCCAAATGATTCTCGCTTTGCCCCAAGTTCATTTGAAGATCATATGCAAAGTGTGATTATGCAGTTGAAAGGATATGACTTCGCCGTATATGGAAGTGCGGTTGCTTGGCATTTTGGAGCACGCAGCAGCCATTTTCTTGGTCAACATGATAAGTTGACTGGGACATCTGATCGACAGAAACAAAGTGAAGCAAAAAACATTCGTACATGGGTTGGTTTGTGGGGAGAGCCTCCATCATATGATGAAGTTGGGTTTATAAAAGTAACAGAACAAATGCGTCAACGCTATATAAACAATAAGGACTTGTATCTATCATGACGGAGGCAGCGCAGAACTATTTTAAAACGTATTACAAGCTTCAACGTTTTTTTGATGAACAGATAAACGATAAGAAACTTGAAAGCGAGCTTAAAACAAAACTTAATGAGGCTTACGCTCAAATGACAGAGAAAGAACGTGAACTACTTGACATTGTGGGTAAAAACAATATAAAGGAATGATGAAATATACAGCAAAAGATGTATCGTTTATTATGCCATCGTATAATACGTTAAATTATACCCTGATGGCGTACAGAAGTTTACGAGAATATTACCCAGAAAATGAAATAATTGTACTTGATGATGGAAGTACAGATGGTAGCGCAGATTATTTAGAAGCGCAGATTAAACTTGACGACAATCTTCGTATTTGGATAAATAAAACTGGCAATATTCTTGGTCATACTATCACATATGATATGGGAATCAAGATGGCTAAAAATCCTCTAGTTACTATCTTTCACAGTGATATGATCTGTGGTAAGAATTATCTTGAGAATATGCTCAAGCATTACAAGGAAAAAACAGTAATATGTGCCACAAGAATTGAACCAGAGGGAATATACCCATCTGGAAAAGAAAAGATACTAAAACCATTTGGAATTGAGTTTCATGAATTTAAACGTGAAGAGTTTAATGCATTTGTTGAACAAGAACAAAAAGAAAGCGAAGATAAAATCACAAAAGGAATATTTGCACCGTGGTTGATAAGTAAGAATGACTTTCTTGATATCGGTGGGCATGATGCAAAAAGTTTCGCACCGTATCCAGAAGAAGATGCAGATTTATTTCTAAGGTATCATCTTGCTGGATATAACCTAATACAAAGTAGAGACAGCTTATGTTGGCATTGGATCAGCAGAGGGCATAGAAGTTGGGCCAAGAATGGTGTGGGCAAAGACGACAGCATGTTTCAATTTTATCAAACAAGAGCAAGGCGCAATTATCTTCGCAAGTGGCACAAATGGATGAGTTTTGATGTCGATCATCATCCAATATCACACCCTGTGTATAATGTGGGATTTGTATTAACCGATGTAGTGTCTGAAGATTTTCTTCATTTTGTAGAGCCTTGGGCTTCAAATATCTTTGTTGATAACATGGTTTGCGCTGAAAGATATATTGAAAGAGAACAGCCAACTACAAAGGTTGATTTGAGGTCAAGAATTCTAAATCATGGATACATCGATCAAACAAATAATGACATCCTACTGTATTTTAGCCAAAAAGAATTCATGGTTTCAGGTAATGATAATGCCGCCATCATAATGAAACTTACAGACATATTGTCAGAAGGCGTGGAAAATAATTCCGAACTTGAGCTTGGTATATTCAAAATGAAAACAAAAACTGTGAAGGATATCCGCAACTCTCTTATTAAGATATGAACTACGACAACCTTTTCATTTTCATTATTACACATGTAAAACAGTTGGGGGGAAATGGGCGAGGTGTTGTGGTTATAAGACAAACTCCTATATTGGAAATAACTAAGCTATTTGATTTATTCTTATCGCGTGAAGATATTTCTAAAATAATGAAGTTTAAGAAAATCACCGACGATCAAAATCCAAATATGGTTGTATATCAGACAGAAGGAACAGAAGAACATATTGTGTTTGGAATTAGTGAACAGGGTTGGAAAGGAGATTATGGCTTGACACATAACGATATGGTTGTTAGCATCCATTGATTATGAAAGTAAAATACTATATTAAAAACGTTGATGGAGTCATCGTACCAAAGCGAGCAAATGAAAGTGACGCTGGATATGATGTAATTGCAACCAGCGGACCAAAGATAACGGGCGAAGTGTATTCTGGTCCATCATACAAGCGAATCGATTATATTGAATACGAAACAAATCTATACATCGCACCAGATTCAAAGTTTCATACGGATCTCAGAGCAAGAAGTAGTATCAGTAAATATAATCTTGTGCTTGCCAATTCTGTTGGATTAATTGATCGTGGATATAGAAATCAAGTCCTTGCCAGATTCAAGTATATTTGGAATCCAGAGGATTATTCCATATCAGATGGTGCGATTTTTGGAATACCTAATATTTCCAAGATATATCAAAAGGGAGACAAAATTTGTCAATTGGTTCCTATGGAAACTCATGCGATTGACTTTACTTTAGTGAAAGACCTAGATGGCGAAGATCGCGGAGGCGGATTTGGAAGCACGGATAAACCATCACAGAGACCGATTAGTACTGAATTTCAACTGAAAGAAAGAACAACTGTTGGTAAATTCCTTGCAGGACAAAATCCAGCCAAGATTGAAATTGCAAAATCATATTATTCAAATTATCAAGGAGAATTGTATGTGTATGAAGAAAATGGAATGAGAGGGCTTTGTGTAATAGATGCATCTGGAGAAATACTCATAAAGACTCCAATTGAAAGAATTTCGTAAAAAAACAAACCCACCAAATACGGTGGGTTTTTCTTTTGTGTCAAATATTTATATGTGGATATGCTAAAAAACATATGAGTAAAAAAAATGATAGATACAAGGAAGATTATTCCAACGTCGATATAGAAGAATTGGACGAAATTGAAACAGAAAAATTTGAAAAATTTCGTCCTAAAAAGAAGAAAAATAAAAAACCAATACACAAAGATACTCAACACGATGACGAATGAGTGTCGATGACAAGTGTATAGATTATTTGGAAATGTTCCGAGATGGAAAATATCTTGAACTCTCTGAATGTTTGAAAAATGAAAACGCCGCTGTCGTAGCGGCGTTTTGTTATTACTTGTCAAAGTACGAGGGTGTCGTACATTTGGATTTTGTTCGCAAGCTTCTTTAACGGCGTGGATAAACAACCCCCCAATCAGCCAAACGAATATCACCACCAGCATATGACATGCTGCTTTGTAGACTTTCTGTCATTTCGTTTAGCTTTTGGTGAACGAAAAACCCATTACATTCAAGAGAAACAAGTCTACCTTCAACGTGAACATTCTTTCCCTTGTTTATTGCAGAAGCGGAGCCAAAATATTGCTTATATTTTTTGTCTCCCTTTACAACTGTCTCAGCAGGTGAGTCTTCACAAGCAGCAAACACACTACCCACCATAACCATTGTACCACCAGCACGAATAGCCTTCGCAATATCTCCATTCATACGAATACCACCATCAGCGATAAGTGGTTTACGAGCGGCAGCAGAGCATTCAAGCATACAACTAAACATTGGGAGACCGAACCCAGTTTGACCATATGTTGTGCATGCGTCGCCTTGAGCGATACCAACCTTTACAGCATCGGCACCCCAATTTTCAAGATCAACAACAGCGGCAGGAGTAGCAACATTGCCGGCAATTATGAATGGCTTATCCAACGAGCAGTTCTTGCTACGATACATTGTAAGAATATATGAAAGCATTTCTTTCATACGAATACTGTGAGCGTGGGCAATATCAATAGTGATATAATCAATACGAAGATTTTGTTTGATACAGTGGTCAATCAGATCCATATCTTCTTGTTTAACACCAAGACTGATACTGATAGTTTTCCACTTGTCTATATTTGCCTGTTCAATAAAGCGAATATTATCTGTATTTGGCGTGTCATAATGATTAGCATTAAAGCGATGCATTACGTAAAAGTAATCATTGTCGCTCATCCATAATGCCAACTTTTGATTTATGGTACATTTCATGTTTGCCGGAATTACAGGCATTCTGAACTTTCTATTACCTAATTCGACCGAAACATCCGCTTCAGATCTCGAATGATATTTTGAGTATTGCGGTTTTAGGAATACATCTTGATACGATAGATATTGTGCTTTTTGCATATATGTTTTTAATTGAACCGTGATATACTCTACCAAATATTACTAAATCGTCAATTTAAATAAAGTCGTATATATTTATTAATGTATGAACGCCAAATTAGTCATGGTAAAAGGATGCCCCGAACTTGATGAGTTCGAGCTAAAACTTATTGCCAAGTATGTAAAATACTGCATAGAGCAGTTAGGTTTGGAAAAACAAGACATCAAGATCAGATTGCTTGGTAAAAATCCAAATGAACCTATTACAACTGGCTGCTATAACCCATCAGACAAAACAATATCAAGTATAGCTGGCGGCAGACATATGATTGATTATTGTCGTACAATTGCTCATGAACTTGCTCATATGAAACAAGACGTTGATGGTAGAATAAATGGAAAGCAGGAAGAGATTGGCGGCGAGATAGAAGATGAAGCCAACGTTTTGAGTGGTAGATATACCAAACACTTTATCAAGAACATACTGACGGCAGAAGAAAAACAAAAACTTGGATTGGGTTCATACAAATAATGTTTGATAAGTTTGTAAAAGTAGCAAAGAACACACTTACTGTTATATTGCTTGTATTATTATTGGTGATGTTCTTCGGTGCGGTAATGTGATATATAAAAAGATGTATTAGTTGATCTGGTTTATATTTATATAAAGACCATATATATGAACGAAAATTGGAGCACAATGAACATGGATGCATTTTATCCTCGCGGAAAAAGCAAGGATGAAGTAAGTATGAATGACATCAACAATCTTCTTAAAGGTCGTTCGTATACCCAAGAACCACTGGCATATAATCAAATACAGGAACACGATCCAAACGATATAAGAGAACTTGAAGAATATTGCCAAAAGCGTGGTATACTTGGTGTAAATTTTGGCGGAAGAAACCCAAAAGCCGTGCTGCAAATGCTAAAAGCAAGAATGGGTGAACGCAGCGAGCCAACAATCAAAAGAGGAATACTAAATGGATAAATCAATTGCAGAATATTTTGTTGGACAATCTGGTGGATATGGCGGCGGAGCTATGACAGGCGGTGCGGTAGCTCCAACAAATTGGGCTGGAACATTTTCGAGTAATCAAACATCTCGTCGTTTGAATGACTATCCAGCAAGTCGTCGCTACACATATATGCAAGGCAACACTGTGATTGGCAGTTCGCTATATGATACCATAACAAGCGACGATCTTAAACATCCAAGATTTTCTCCACAAGAAATATTCACGGGACTTAGAAAAGAAATGAGCAGAATGGAATATCCAGACAAGGATGTGGCAAAACAAACTGTGTTGAAAAATCTGGACTCAGACCCAAAATATTACAGCGATCTACACATGTATTTTAATTCAGATAAAGAAGGAAGCACTATTATGGAAAACATTGATCAAAATGAACTAAAAATTGGTATTCAAGTTGAAAAAGAACATACTCAAGATGAAGCATTGGCAACCAAAATTGCTATGGATCATTTAAAAGAGGATCCAAAATATTACACTAAACTCAAAGCAGCTGGACTTGAAGAATATGGTAATATGGACATTGGAAATGTGTCACCAATTGCACCATCAATTGCCGTGGTAAAATTGGCAGCACCTGTTATTGGCGCGGTAATGGGTGGGAACGATGATCAAGAAAAATTGACCAGTTCTGGTTTGGGATCTTTCGGAGTTCCAAAGCCTCTTAAGAGTGATAAGTTAGAGGCACCCGAGGAAAGCAATAAAGTTGGTCCGAACAGTGTCGCCGTATCAAAGACACCTCCTATTGGTGGTCAAGCTATGTGCGATCCGTTGGATCACTATGGTGCGCAGATGAATGAAAAATGGTAAACTTGGACCCAATTGATCATTATTGCTCCTTTATTCAAAAAATAACTGAAGGAGGAGCAAAATTGACCACACCGCGTGGACACGAGGGTCTGACTACAGACATGAAAGGTAGATGGACAATTGGCACGTTTGATACATCAAAGAAAAACAAGAAAGAAACACCTCCAATGAAAGAAGCAGTTTACGCTAACAACGCAGGAATAATGGAAGTATTCAAATTTTTTGAAGTGGCATCGGATGATCAAAAAACTCAATTTGATAATCTTGTAAGCAGCGGAAATCACAAATTGGCATTGCAGTTGGTTGAAAAAGTTTTAGGAATAAAATTTCAAGGAGATTTAACTTCTCAATAAAGGTCACATAAACAAATGAATAAAAAATGATTAATCCTATTTTGCGCCACGAAGAATCATCAAAAACGGTTCATATTTGCGCGTGGTGCGATGATAGCGGTGTACTAACCAAAGAATATAAAGATCAGGGATACTATACAACACACGGAGCTTGCAAATTTCACTTTGAGCAAGTAATCGACGAAACAATTAAATTTTATGAAAAAAACGGTTTTAGTATTGGTAATGACGATATACACGCTGATGTTTCTTCCAGCGTGCAACACGATCCAAAATTTCCTATATAACAACGGCTATACAAAAAGATCTGATGTTGAAAATCAAATCAAATCTTTGGAAGAAAAACATAAGAAGGAAGTTTCCGAAAAAGTAAAAGATGTTCAAACCAAGCTTGAGAAAACAATAGAATCTCAAGACAACCAACTTCAAGAAGGTGCCAATAAACTTTACGGTGCCAATGAAGCATTTAAATTTTACAAAAATCCAGAAAGACTGGACCTTATCATAAACAACAGAGTAACAGAGGCACAAGCTGCAATAGGAAAACAACCAACATACAAAGCCGTACAAGAAGAGAATGAGCGACTCAAAAAAGAATTGGATGAAAAACTTACATCACTAGACGATCTTAGAAAGAAACATAATGAAGTAATAGCGGAAAATGTGAAATTATCTGAGGCAACATCAACTGCAAAGAAGGAAGTCGAAATAGCAAAAGCAGAATGGTTAAAGATTGAGCAAAAATACATATCGGACTCAACACTTCTACAAAGCAAGTTGAAGGAGGCAAATGATAGGATCATACAAATGGAAAAAGA